TTAATTGTTTATAAAACTACAGGAGCCAATCCAGATCCTAAATGGAGAGAAGTAGTCGCAACATACGTAGCTATCACTGGTACAGCCCCTACTCCACCACCAGTTACTCCACCACCAGTTACTCCACCACCAGTTACTCCTCCGCCTGTCACTCCTCCGCCTGTCACTCCTCCGCCTGTCACTCCTCCACCTACAGCAGGAATTGTTCCAGCAATTTCAGATGGAATATTTCTAACAGCTAACAGCGTTAAGTTTTCTGTAACAAATTACGATAGCTCTTATACTTGGACTACAGCAACATATAGCCTAAATGGAAACCCAAGCTCTCCTACAGTTACTCCATCGGTAATAAGTTCATCCCAAATAGACTACACTGTTTCTGGAATAGCTTCAGCAGGAGTAATACTAGAAGTAACAACGTCTAGATCTGGATATACAACAGAGTCTAATCAAAAATCATATACTTTCCCAGACAATCAGATTGTAAATGTTGTTGCAACAGATGGTTTGGATAATGGAACTGGAAGAAGGCTTAGCTTGTCTTGGACAAACGTTCCCGATGTACCAAGATATAAACTTCAGTTTGCACCAGATGGAACATTTGATTGGACTTATGCAGAAAATATTAGCAATCCTTATACAAGTAATGGTTATTACCCTTACGATACTACGTACAAGATATATGTTTATGGCACAGACACAAACAATGTTTCAATAAATGGAACTCAATCTGAACTAACATATTGGACTCCTGCTGCACCTGTAACTCCTCCTCCTGTAACTCCACCTCCTGTAACCCCTCCACCTGTAACTCCTCCTCCTGTAACCCCACCACCTGTAACCCCACCACCTGTAACTCCTCCTCCTGTAACTCCTCCTCCTGTAACTCCACCTTCTTATAGCCTAACTTATGATTGCAATGGTGGTACTGGATGTCCAGCAGACACAACTCATACAGGATCATTTACAATTCCTACTACAGCACCAACAAGATCTGGATATGACTTGGATGTTTACTATGCATACATTAACTATAGTACCTTCATAGGCGGGTATAGTCCTGGCGCATCAGTTAACGCTAGTGCTAATATACTACTTGTAGCTCAATGGTCAGCAGCAGTTACTCCTCCTCCTGTAACTCCACCTCCTGTAACCCCTCCACCTGTAACTCCTCCTCCTGTAACCCCTCCACCTGTAACTCCTCCTCCTGTAACCCCACCACCTGTAACCCCACCACCTGTAACTCCTCCTCCTGTAACTCCTCCGCCTGTCACTCCTCCGCCTGTTGCAGGTAAAAGATGTACAAGTTTTGATGTAACTGAAGGATGTTTTAGCACAAGCGTATGCTCTAACGATGGATGTTCATCTGGTGCATCATGTCCATCAATAAATGGATTTGCGTGTCAATAATAAAAAAGGAGAAAAATGTTAACAGATAACGATATGATATTTAATTTTACAGGAACCCCAGGGGTACCTTTGGTTTGGGTTATTGAACAAGATTGTTTATATGATCTTCCATTGTCACAAGAACATGCATCAATATTTTTAGATTCTGAAGAATGTATAGATATTAGTGAAGATTACCCAGACCATGACGGCATAACTGTTAGGTTTATTAAAAATGGAGAAACTTTAGAAGAGTTGCAAACAACAGAATATTTTGGTAGTATATTGCTTAGCAATCCACAAATATTAGATTTAAGAAATTATCCATATGGAAGGTATGTAGAATCACCAAATGCTACTTTTGACGGGGAAAAGTTTATAATAACAGACAGGGATGTTACTGGCTTTATGCCATAAAAAGGGGGTAGTAAATGTCTAAATCAAGGTGGGAACAATATAAAGAAAAAAATGGAGTAACTCCGCTAGCCCTATTAAATCCTGCTACAAAAAAAGCTAGTGAAGATTTGGCAGAATCCAGGATAAATATTTGCTTAGAGTGTCCAGAGTTAATTAAACTAACAACACAATGTAAAAAATGTGGATGTTTTATGTCAGCAAAAACAAAGATGCAATCAGCAAAGTGTCCATTAGGAAAGTGGTAAACATGAAAGAGCCAATATTTGTAGACAATCTATTTGATCAAGAATCATATAACAGATTAAAAGATACTATGTTTAACTGCCCAAAAACACCAGAGTCATACGACCAAGGTTTTGGTAGATATCACATTAACCATAAAATATTACAAGAATACACTGAAAAGGCATTACCTATTGCTAGAGAGTATTTTAACAGCCAAACTTTAGTTCCATCCTACACTCTTTTTTCACATTATGAAGGTGCAAATGCTCAACTGTGGAAGCACAAGGATGATAATGCATGTACCTATACTCTAGATATGTGTGTTTATCAGAATGAGCCGTGGGATTTATGGGTAGAAGGTAAAAACTATACACTTCATCCTAATCAAGCATTAGCCTACTATGGCAATGACCAGGAGCATTGGAGAGAAGCCTTTCCAAATCCACAGTCTCAGCATGTTGCTATGATCTTTTTCCACTTTGTAGAGCCAGATCACTGGTGGGTAACTAATGGTCCTGAATATCTACAGGTTATTAGAGGGCAAATAACTGAAGAGGAATTTTTAAGTGTCAATTGATTTAATTAAGAAAAACAGACAAGATAGAACTGCACATGTTTTTAGGAATATGTTTATTGACCTGCCTGTTTGGGACAACTTCTTTAACCATATTAGCGACGGAATAGAAGAAAAAGAGTATTCTGGTGGCAACATGGGATCAAAAGAGGTAGTAGGAAAAGTAAACTTTTGGTCAAGATTAACAATGACTCTTGATCAGCCAGAAGAAAAGTACTATACACACCTTAATAAATATATTAATAAACTTACAGAGTTTCAGGACTACACATTTAATGGAAGTTTTTGTGCTTTAAGCATAACAAACAGAGAGCCAACCACTGGCAAGCATAACGATCCAGTTGATGTATTTTATATGCAGTGTATTGGCAGTGTTGTTTGGAAGATATTTGGTGATACTGAATATGAGTACACCTTAAATCCAGGAGATGTTATTTATGTACCCTCTGGAGTTGACCATGAGGTTAGATCATTAACTCCAAGAGCATCTATTTCTTTTATGTTTGAGGACAAAAAATGATACTTGAAAAAAGAATACTTGCCCCAGGAATCATCCTATACAAAACTGATCCATCTGTTTCAGATAAAATTAAAGAAAGTTTAGAGTCTGCAATTGATGGTAAATGGAAGCAGGCAGGAGTAGTCAATACTGAGAACTATAAGTCTGACTATAGTCAAGCAAGAAGATGTTTTGACTATCCGTTGTTTGACAACAATTCTCCAGAACAAGCAATAAATGATTTATATAATGCTGTTGATGAATGGATAAGCCCATGCCTGGAAGACTTTGCATCATTTTACAGTATAGAAAAAATTATTCCAGGTGCCTACATCTTGTTAAAGTATGAGGAAAGCGACAAATTTGACTGGCATGTTGATGATGGTGGCAAATACCCAAGAACAGTTTCTGTTAGTGCCTACCTAAATGATGAATACGAAGGTGGCGAACTAGAGTTTAATCATTTTGGAATCAGTCACAAGCCTGAGAAGGGAGACATTATTTTGTTCAGCAGTTCATTTACCTATATGCATAGAGTTAATCCAGTTACAAACGGAATTAGGTATGCTGTGGTAAACTGGTACAGATATGCAAACTATCCAAGAGTTATAGGTGAATAAGATGAATATAGGATTTATTGGATTAGGAAAACTTGGTCTGCCTTGCGCTGCAGCAATGAGCATAAAGACTGGTAAAACAATTAACGGCTTTGATGTTAATCCAAATATACAGCAATACATTGATGACAGAAAGACTCCATACATTGAAGGAGAGTTAGAAGACTATTTAGCAAACGCACAGTTTAGTATCAAAGACTCTATAGATAGCGTTTTAGATAGTTCTGACATTGTTTTTGTAGCAGTGCCAACTCCTCACATTGAAAGATTTGAGGGCAACTGTCCAATTCCTGATGATCGTGCAGATTTTGACTACAGCTATCTAAAAGATGTTGCAGTAAAAATAAATGATTATCTATCTAAGAATACAGATAAGAACTTAGACATAGTAATTATTTCTACAGTTTTGCCAGGAACAATAAGATCTCAGATACTGCCACTATTGACCTCTATAAGAGACGGTGTTAATCTGTTTTACAATCCATATTTTATTGCTATGGGCACAACTATTCATGACTTTTTAAACCCTGAGTTTATTCTTATTGGCAGGGTCTCAGAAGACTCTTCTCGCCTAGTCTCAATATATAAGACATTCTTGTCTTGCCCTATTGTAGAAATTACACTAGAGTCAGCAGAATTGACAAAGGTTGCATACAACACATTTATTGGAATGAAGATTGTTTTTGCAAATACTCTGGCAGAAATAACAGAAAAAATTGGTGGGCATGTTGATGAGGTAACAAATACCTTGTCTCTAGCTAACAATAGAATCATTTCTAATAAATACATGAAGGCTGGAATGGGAGATGGTGGTGGATGCCATCCAAGAGATCAAATAGCAATGTCTTGGTTAGCAAACGAACTTGACCTATCCTTTGATATATTTGAAATGATTGCAAGAGCAAGAGACAACCAAAGCCTATACTTTGCAGAAACCCTGAAAAAGTTACAGGTTGAGAGAAATCAAAGGGTAGTAATATTAGGCAACTCCTACAAAAAGAATGTTGGTATTACTATTGGTAGCCCATCAGTACTACTGCAACACTATCTAAAAGAGTTAGATGTTGATTTTATAACCTTTGATCCATTGCAAAAAGAAGAAGAACTTGTTTGTGATGGTCCTAACATATTCTTCGTTGCAACTCCACATGATGTGTTTAAAAACCTATCTCTGCCAATGAACTCTTTAGTTGTTGATCCATGGGCAAACGGCAACAATCCGTCAGTAAGCAGACAATATAATGTTTGGTACAAAGGCATAGGAAGGCCAATAGAGATTATTCCATGAATCTAACATATATTGGTTATTCTCAAAATGGCTTAGGCAATCAGTTTTGCAGTCTTCAGTTATTTGCTGGCTTGCTTGCACACTACAAAGATATAAATCTTGATCTAGTATGGAGACTTCCATATAACAATATCCAGGATCCACAAGGCGAGACTCGTAACAAAGTAAACACATCAAAAATAGATAAATACTTAGACAACTCTAAGACTCCTACATTGTTTGACCTAGTTGATTTTAACTACGATAATTACACATTACACTCAAACGATTGGTTCTTAAAAGAAAGATCATCAATTAATCTTATAAACGCACAAAACTCCTATGTTAATGTTTCTGGTAACACGGTTAATGAACAGGCATTTTCTTGCGGTAAAGAAAGAGTAGAACTAAAAGAAGATGCAAATAACCTTATAACAACAACCCTGGTTTGGTACAGCAGGTTCTTTTATGACAGATCTACAGACATAGACAACAACCTTAGTAAGTTTAAGTTTAAAAAAGAATATTACGAAATAGCAGAGAAAATAGCAAAGCACTATGGAAAATTTAACGGCACACAAATAAGAATAATGCCAGATCATCACCAGTACTATAAGTTTAGCAAAGATGGTCTAGACGCAGGACTAGAAAAGTTTGATGATAGTTCCCTTCCAATTTTGTGTAGCGTAGATGATTTTAACCATAAAGATATAAATAATGATAAACTTATATTAATTGAAGATATATTATTTACAGAGTTTTTAGATGATTTCAAGCAACTTGAATATCAGCATAGAATTACTGTTGCTTTGATTAGTGCATTAGTCATGTCTATGGCAGAAGATTTTGTTGGAACGCCATACTCTACCTTTAGCACAATGATTTACCAATTAAGGAATAACAGAATAGATGAACAATGGAAATATTATCCTTCTAGTAATCAAATCTTTAGTTCTTATAATGCTGACACAAAGCCGTACAGTTGGTCTAACATAGGAGGAACAGTATCGTGGGAAAGAGATTGGAAGGAGTCAAAGTTAAATGTTTAATGCAATAGTTAAAGATGATTTATTATCAAAAGAGGATTGTCAGTATTTAATTGATACCGTCATTGCTTTAGATTTGTGGGAAAGTGCTGGTCATGAGTTTTGGGATAACCGTATTACCAACTACTACTCAATACTACAACACGATAAAAGAGCAGCAGAAATAATGCTTGACGCAAACATAAAATGCGGGAATATTATTAAAAATAACTACGCAATTCCTGAAGCTTACTCTGACACACTACAAATAGTAAGATGGTTTCCAGGAATGGAGCAACCGCCCCATGCAGATGATATGTCAAACACAGATATAAAAGGGTTTGCTCACCGTGTTTTTGGTTCTATCATATATTTAAACGAGAACTATGATGGTGGACATACTTATTATCCAAACCATAATTTTGGCATTACTCCAAAAACTGGTTCTCTAGCAGTACACCCTGGAGATGTAGAACACCTTCATGGAGTAACAAAGATTGAGAATGGAATGAGGTATACAATGGCATCATTCTGGACTTTTAACAAGGAGAGATCTATTGCCTACTAACTATATTAATGATCCAGGACACGAAGTTCCAGATAATAAAATTTTAGTAATACCTCATCATATTGATTCTTTGACATATTTTGATGAAATAGTTGAGTCACTTGCAGGTAGTGTAAAACGTGAATGGATGAATCCCCATGCATACTATTGCCTCCCATTAACAGTTGGGAATCAGTATGGATTTATTATAAAGTCAGTCCGTGATTTTGATATTGTTTGGGATGGGTCACGAGGTAATGCGGAGATTACATTTTTAAATGAAGATAATAGTCATAAGCAGATTATAAAAACTGGTTTTGGTGATGGTATAATTACTATACAAAACATGTTTGCTTTAAAAACTCCAGTGGGAATAAATATTATGACTATCCAACCTCCAAACCACTTTATTCCTGGATGCTTTGCTTTAACTGGTATTATTGAGTGTGATAACATTAGAAGAGATTTTACTTTTAATTTTAAAGTCACTGTGCCAAACATAAAGATTGAAGTAAGAAAAGGTGATCCAATAGGTGCATTCATACCAATTCAAAGGTATTTTGTTGATAAGTTTAAGGTTGAGTCAGCACTTGATTATTTTGATAGAGAAACAGTAATGAATGATATTAATGAATCTTCCAATCTAAGCACAGAAAGAAACACAGTAGATAAAGAAAAAAATCATATGTCTGGAAGAAGATATTTTAGTGGAACCCATACAGATGGGTCTACATATTTAGATCATCAAAAACGTGTTTATGAGTAACTGTGTGATATAATTATTGTGTAACTAAAGGGGTAAAAAAATGATTAAAGAAGAGATAGCGCCAGGTATAGTAGTATATAGCGATGTAATTCCAGATAATGAAAACTTATATAAAGATATTGAAGAAGGAATGTCCTTAGCTGGATTTAATTGGCTTGACGCCCTGGTAAAAGATGGTAATGATAAGCATGATGGAGTAAACACTATGACAAGAAATACATTAACTTTTAGTGTTCCATATTTAGGAAAAATAGAAAATAAAATAGAAACAAATATGAAAATGTTATTACTTGAAAATTTAAACAACATATTCTTTGAGAACTTTGATCCTATTGAAAAAGACTACATGCAAGCATACGGAATATATTCAGAGTGGCACGACACGTATGGCATTTTAAAATATGGAGCTGGTCAGTTTTTTAGTAATCATATAGATGATCATCCTACATACCATAGAAGAATTTCTACTCTGTATTACTTAAACGATAATTACACAGGCGGAGAAGTTAATTTTCCTCGCTTTAATATTACGTTGAAGCCAAAAGCTAATCAGATGATTGTATTTCCTTCAACATATGTTTATAACCACTCAGTATCTCCAGTTATTGAAGGCCAAAGATATGCAGTAGTTAGTTGGTTACGATGAAAGAGCCACAACTAGTTGATAAGATTTTAAGCAAAGAAGATTATGACAGGCTAAAGGCTGCTTTGGTAAATCCTAAGAGTTTTGGGTTTGATCCTGGCTTTAGTAGATACTGTATTGGAGATGGTGGGCTTCCTATACTAAAAGAATTAGCAGATAAATTAGTCCCTATTGCAAGAAAAGCTTTTGATAGCGAAGAATTACTGCCTACATATACACTATTTGCTCATTATGAGGGACAAAATCCAGAGCCAAGTTTGTACAAGCACAAAGACGACAACGCATGTACATACACTCTTGATATGTGTGTCTATCAGGTAGATCCATGGGACATTTACGTTGATAACAAGGCTTATACTCTTTATCCAAATCAAGCCTTGGCATACTATGGAAATGATCAACCACACTGGAGAGAAAAATTTCCAAATCCAGAAACTAATCATGTTGCCATGATATTCTTTCATTTTGCAGAGCCAGATCATTGGTTTTTTACTAAAGGTCCAGACTATTTGCGGGTAATTAGAGGAAATATAACAGAAGAGAAATGGAAAGAGAAATTTTCATTGGGTAGACAACCAGCTCTGGGGGCTGAGAGACAAGACTGCAAAAATAAGGCTTAATCAGTTATTTCATGGAGAAGACTTAGGAGTATATGAGCTTCAAGATGATATAGAAAAATATAGAGAATTACAAACAGAGATGGGTCTTGGCTTTGAATCAAAAGATTACATAAAGCCAATTTATAAAAACTAAACAATATTTATATTGCAAGCTTGTGATATACTTATAATAAGGCAAAAGGGGTAAAATGACTACAAAACATGATCTTGTAATAACTGCATTACAGCAAAGAATAGGTGAGCTTGTAACACATTATGAAACACAGATGGCTATTCTTAGAGCAGACATTACACTTCTAGCTGAAGAAAAAGAATCACTGGATAATTAATGTTAAAGTGCAAAAAGTGTAATGGTCGTGTGTTCGTAGATAGACAATACACTGGCACTGATCATATAGAAACAGCTTGTCTTATATGTGGTAATAGAAAGTTCTATCATCCAGTTTCAGAAACCAAAGAGGGACAATGGATACTTCAAAAGGAAAAATTCAGAGCGAAGCATACAATAACGAGCCTGTAATTAAGGGCAAGGTTAAAGTTTGGTTCTTGAATGGGGACTTAGTAAGGGTATACCATAACTCTCGTTCTACTGGTATGGTTACATTTTATAATATAACTAAAGATCGTTTAGAGACATGCCTACTATCTGATTTTAAAAAAGGTAAAGAAAGAGCATATAGTGTAGCAGAAACTGCAAAGCTTGTCAATAGACACAGAAAGTATATGCCAAGTTTAATTAAACGAGGAATTATTCCTCCACCAACTGGTTCTAAGCTTAATGGTGAAAGAGGTTTTACTATTAGATCTTATTACTCTGAATCACAAGTAAAAGAAATTCGTGCTATACTTGCAAGTATACATATTGGACAACCAAGAAAAGACAAATTAATAACAAACAACATGACTCCTACTACGCAAGAATTGACACGGCGCATGGGAGACGGTATACTTACATATACGAAGACAGAAGATGGACGATTTATTCCAGTGTGGAATGAGTCTCTTTAAAATAGAAATTAGGTGGGGTAATGGAAAACGATTCAACAAAGATTAATGTAACACTAGGATATACGCTTAACCTTGGTAACTTTCAGTCACTAAGGCTTGATCTAGGAATTGTAGATAGCAAGCGTGATGGAGAAAATACAAACGAAGCTTTTGAGCGTGTATATAAGTTTGTAGAAGACAAGCTAACTGAAAAGATTCAAGAAGCAAAGTCTGAAATCTCAGAGTAATGGCTGAGCGCAAAGACCGAATGGCTTTGCTTAGCAGATACTCAAAATTGCACACAGCAAAGTATGAGCAAAAGCCATCTTTAAATTTAAATGTTGAGCAGTGGGCATCAGACGGACTCATTGAGTCCTATGGTATATCTCAGTGTTATGATCTGCTTGACTATTACTTTTCTGTTGCACAAGATCCAACTTGGAATTACTTTGCATATAATGCAGAAAAAATTCTTAATGGTAAACTAGATGTAGAGCAAGATATAAAAGAAAGACAACAACGCAGGGCTAAAGCAAAGGAGTGGCTAAGTGAATAATACTGAAGCTAAAGTAATTTCAGCGGTATTACAAGACAAGCAACTCCACGTACTACTACAGGCAAACGTAGAGACACTATTAAGAACACATAATGATGTATGGAATTTTATTCGCTTGTATGCCGAAAATAATGGAACAGTTCCGCCTTCCTCTTTAGTCCTAGAAAAGTTTAGAGACTTTGAGGTTGTTAAGGACGTTGGTGCAACTAAACATCACCTTGAAGAGTTAAAGGTTGAGTATGTAAATGACAGCATGAAAGACATACTAAGATCTGCTGCAGCTGAAGTTCAAAGTGGTCAAGGTGGACAAGCACTTGAAGAGTTGATTACTAAGACTTCTGCTTTAAAGAAAAATACATCTTCTATTCGTGATATTGATGCAACAGATATTGATTCTGCTATTGCATACTTTGAGCAAGTAAAAGAGCAGCAAGCACTTGGTATGCGTGGCATTAAAACTGGTTTGCCAGGATTTGATAACTACCTTCCTTCTGGAATTATGCCTGGACAGCTTGGAGTATTTCTTGCATACCCTGGAATTGGTAAGTCATGGATGGCGCTATACTTTGCTGTACAGGCTTGGAAGCAAGGCAAGACACCACTTATAATTTCCCTTGAAATGAGTGAGACAGAAGTTCGTAACAGAGTATTTACAATTATGGGTGAAGGCTTGTGGTCACATAGAAAACTATCTAACGGTGAGATAGAACTTGACATGCTAAAGAAGTGGCATGCAAATAAACTTGAGGGTCGTCCACCATTTCACATCATATCAAACGATTCTGGCGGTGAAGTAACACCTTCTGTTATTCGTGGAAAGCTAGATCAGTATAAGCCAGACTTTGTTGTAGTAGATTACCTTCAACTTATGAGCCCTAACCAAAAGGCTGATAATGAAACGGTAAAGATGAAAAACCTTTCTCGTGAACTAAAGCTTATGGCTATTAGCGAAGAAGTACCTATCATCGCTATCTCATCTGCCACACCTGATGATGTAAAGGATATGTCAACTGTTCCTACTCTTGCACAGACTGCATGGTCAAGACAGATTGCCTATGATGCTGACTGGGTAATGGCTTTAGGTCGTGCCAGTAACAGCGATATCATTGAGTGTGCGTTTAGAAAGAACCGTAATGGTTTTATGGGAGACTTCTTAGTTCAATGCGACTTTGATAAGGGCTATTATCGTTATAAGGATTTTGAAGATGGTAAGTAAAGAGATATACACAGAAGAACAGATTCGTCGTGTTCTCAATGGTGCAGGACTTGATATTGAGGCTGAATTTGGAAATGACTTTATCATATATTGCCCATACCACAATAATACAAGAACACCTGCTGGAGAAGTAGCAAAGGATAGCGGATTGTTCTTTTGTTTTGGATGTCAGATAACTAAAAACCTTGTTGAGCTTATTATGTTTACTTCTAATAGATCGTATTTTGAAACGGTAAGGTACATTAAAGGCAAAGAACAAAAGTCTGATATACAAACCATAGTAGATAAAGCATTGTATGCGCCACCTGATTTTGTTCAGTATGATGAATTGCTTATTAAAAGATTAAATAAGCAAGCACTTGATGCTCCAAGAGCAATGAATTATTTTAATGGTCGTAGACTAACAAAAGACTCTGTTATTAAGTTTGATCTAGGTTACTCTGAAAAGCAGGGATCTGTAACTATTCCAGTACACTCACCAGATGGTATGTGTATAGGATTTGTTGCAAGAACAATTGAAGGTAAAGAGTTTAAGAATACTCCAGGACTTCCAAAAAGTAAAGTGCTTTTTAACTTACATAGAGTCAAGAGTTCTAGTATAGTATATGTAGTGGAATCATCTTTTGATGCAATCCGCTTAGATCAAGTAGGTTTTCCAGCAGTTGCAACGCTGGGTGCTAATGTGTCTGTATCTCAGATCAGACTATTAGAAAAGTACTTCAACAATGTTGTACTAATTGCAGACAATGATGAAGCTGGTATCATTATGAAGGATAAACTAGTTGAAAAACTAGGTCATCTTGTAAGCGTTATTAGCTTAGACAAAAAATATAAAGACATAGGAGACATGGATGATGATGATATTAGAAAGCTGGAGTTCCAGTTTGACAATTCAATTATCTCTATGCTAAAATAGATAAAACAATAAATAGGAGAAATAAAAAATGGCAATTGTAAAAGGACTAAAAAACATTAACGCACTAGTAGATAAGCCAAAGTTTGAAGGCACAGGTACAAAGGTTCGTTGGTTTAAGATCGCTGATGGACAGGCAGTTAAGATTCGTTTTATTGAAGAGCTGGATGAAGATTCAGCAAACTACAATGTAGATCGTGGACTTGCTCTAGTAGTATCAGAACACACAAATCCAAAAGACTACAAGCGCAAGGCTGTAGACACAATGGAATCAGAAGGACGTGACTGGGCAGAAGAGATGCACCGTAAGGACCCAAAGGCTGGCTGGAGAGCTCGTCTTCGCTTCTACTGCAACGTTCTAGTAGATGATGGCATTGAGGCACCATATGTTGCAATCTGGAACATGGGTGTTAGCAAGCAATCAGCATTTAACACTATTCGTGAATATGCACTTGAGACAGGTAGCATTTCAAACCTTACTTGGAAAGTAAAGCGTAATGGTCAGGGAACTGAAACAAGCTATACACTTATTCCAAGTACTCCAGATTCTGCTCCATTTGATTGGGCAGGAATTGAGCCATATCCATTGGAGAAGGCTCTTAACAAGGTTCCTTATGCGGAACAGGAAGCCTTTTATCTAGGCTTTGATACTCCTTCATCTTCTTCATCAGCCAATATTGACTGGTAACTAGATGAACTACGTTGGCTTACATGTCCATACACACTACTCCTTAATGGATGGTGTTGCTACTCCAGAAGAATACGTGAACCGTGCAGTTGAGTTAGGAATGACAGCAATTGCCATTACTGACCACGGTACTTTATCTGGGCATAGGGAACTGCACCGTATTGCAAAAGCAAATGGAATTAAGCCAATACTTGGTGTAGAAGGCTATATGACGACAAGTATGGCAGATAAGAGAGCAAAGGCAGATCGCCTTGACCCTCTTGACCAAAATTATCATCATATAGTCCTTCTCGCTAAGAACCAGCAAGGTTTAGAAAATCTTAATAAGATTAATGAGATTGCATGGACAGATGGTTTCTTTAGTAAGCCAAGGTTTGATTTTGAAACACTTGCTAAATATAAAGAAGGAATTATCGTTACCTCTGCATGTCTTAGCGGTTGGATCGCAAAAGCTGTTGAATTAGGTGAACTTGCAACGGCAAAGAAACATATACAGTGGTTTAAAAAAGAATTTGGTGATGATTACTACATTGAGGTAATGCCACATAACCCAACAGAAGTTAATAAGGGGATTATTGAACTTGCTGATGCAGCAAAGGTTAAAATTGTTGTAACGCCAGACTGCCATCACTCTGACACAAGTCAAAAAGAAGTTCAAGAGTTAATGCTTCTTCTTAATACTCATGCTAAATTACAGAAAGATGTAACATACGATAAGTCAAAGAAGCATGAATCATTTATGGATCGCCTTGATTATCTTTATGGTGCAGATCGTATGATGAGTTTTAATAAGTTTGATATTCATCTTCTTTCGTATGAAGAGATGAAGGATGCAATGCTAAAGCAAGGCATTGATCGTGAAGATATGTTTGTTTCTACAAATGAGATTGCTGATAAGGTTGAGGGGTACGATATTAAAGAGCACCTAGATCTTCTTCCAGTACAATATAAAAAGCCAATGGATGAGCTTAAAAAGCTTGCAATTGAAGGATTACAAGTAAGAAAACTAGAAAAGAATGAAGAATATTTAGCAAGACTTGATGAAGAGTTAGAGATTATTGGACAGAAAAACTTTGGTCCATACTTCCTGGTTGTTCGTAATATGCTCAACTGGGCAAAGAGTGAGGGCATTATGGTAGGGCCAGGTCGTGGATCTGCAGCAGGTTCCTTGCTTTGTTATGCACTTGGTATTACAGATATTGATCCAATTAAGCACGGCTTATTGTTCTTCCGTTTTATTAATCCAGAACGTAATGACTTTCCTGATATTGACTCAGACATTCAAGATACTCGTCGTGATGAAGTAAAAGATTATCTAGTTAGACAATACAGACATGTTGCTTCTATTGCTACATTCTTACAGTTTAAAGATAAGGGTGTTGTCCGAGATGTTGCAAGATGCTTGAACATTCCTTTGCCAGATGTCAATAAAGTACTCAAGGTAGTTGATACATGGGATGACTTCTGTGCCTCAAAAAACACATATTGGTTTAGAGAAAAGTATCCAGAGGTAGAGCGTTATGGTGAGCAACTTCGTGGAAGAATTCGTGGTACTGGAATTCACGCAGCAGGAGTTGTAACAAGTAAAGATCCAATCTTTAGATATGCGCCAATGGAAACACGTTCAGTAACTGGACAAGATGAAAGAATTCCAGTAGTGGCAGTTGATATGGGTGAGGCAGAAAACATTGGTCTAATTAAGATTGATGCTCTTGGACTTAAGACTTTAAGTGTTCTTAAAGATTGCATTGATATAATTAAAGACAGAGATGGAACAAAGATTGATCTTCTTAAGATTGATATGGAAGATGCAAATGTATATAATATGTTGTCAGATGGCTATACAAAAGGTGTTTTCCAGTGTGAAGCAGTACCATATACAAACCTTCTAGTCAAGATGCGTGTAAAAAATCTTGCTGAACTAGCAGCTTCAAATGCTTTGGTTCGTCCAGGTGCCATGAACACTATTGGTAAATCTTATATTGCTCGTAAGCATGGTCGTGAAAACATTGATTATAAGCATCAAGTTATGAAATCATTTACGGAGGAAACCTATGGTTGTATTCTTTACCAGGAACAAGTTATGCAAGCATGCGTACAGCTTGGCGGTATGTCCATGTCGGAAGCAGATAAAGTTAGAAAAATCATTGGAAAGAAAAAGGATGCTAAAGAGTTTGATGTCTTCAAGGATCAATTTGTTAAAGGTGCTTCGCAATATCTTTCGCCAAATGATGCGCTAGATCTATGGCATGACTTTGAGGCTCACGCAGGGTACTCATTTAATAAGTCTCACGCTGTGGCATACTCAACACTTTCATACTGGACAGCGTGGTTAAAGTATCACTATCCACTAGAATTTATGTTTGCATTGCTTAAAAATGAAAAAGATAAAGACGGAAGAACGGAGTATTTAATTGAAGCAAAACGTATGGGTATTACTATTAAACTTCCGCATCTCAATGATTCAGAAATTGATTTTAAGATTGAGGGTAAAGGAATTAGGTTTGGGCTTACGGGTATTAAATATATTTCTGACAAGATTGCAGAAAGATATATCGCAGGCCGTCCATTCACATCATATAAGCAAGTAGAAGAGTTTACTTTTACTAAAGGTAACGGAGTAAATAGTCGTGCACTTCAAGCAATGAGGTGTGTAGGCGCACTTACATTCCCAGATAATCCAGCAAATCCGCAGGAAGTTAAGGAGAACCTATATGAGTATCTTAATCTACCTGAGTTTAATACATCTATTCCACAGCATTACTATGCTTATATTAATGATGTTGAAGAGTATGAAGAGACTGGATCGTTTATAATATTAGGAATGGTAAAGTCAATTAAACGAGGAACAGGATGGTCAAGAGTTGAAGTTTTGGACAAGACTGGCAGTGTTGGTATATTTGATGAAGAGTCTACGTCTATTGAGACTGGTCGCACTTATCTCATTCTTGCAAGTGACAATAGGATTGTATCTGCAATACCTGCTGATGAATTAAAGGAGTCTAAGAGCTCTTTGGTTAAGTTTTTAAATTATAAGATGTTGCCATACAAAGAAGGAGAACACTTTGTTGTTTCATTTAAACCAAGAGTAACCAAGGCTGGTAAAAAGATGGCTTCTTTGGTACTTGCAGATGCAGGCAGAGAGATGCATTCGGTTGTTGTTTTTCCAATGCAGTTTGCAAAAGCTTATATGAAAATTGAAGAAGGTAGTGTGTATAAGTTTGATTTTGGAAAAACAAAAGATGGGACTGTTACAATGAATGAGGTAGAAAGTGTTTGATGATTTAGCAATTAATTTGCATGAAGATGCAGTTAAAAAGGGTTTTTGGCCTGAAGATATTGACGATATATTTATTGCAAAACAGTTAATGATGATTGTTTCTGAGGTAACAGAAGCCATGGAAGCAATTCGCAAAGACAAAGGTGAGGAAGAAATTACCAAAGAGTTTGCAGATATTTTGATTCGCACTCTGGATTTGTATGCAGGAATTGTTGAAGCAGGGTATACTAGATTATCACTTGATCAAGCGTTAAAAGAAAAAGTAGACTTTAATAAAACTAGACCAGAAAAACACGGGGTAAGATTTTAATGATAACGGTAGAAGAAGTATTAGCTCAACTTAGTCCAAAACTAAGAAAGACAGTAATGGCTGGAGATACTATTCCAGCAACAGAATATGCAGCAACACCTAGCTTTGGTTTAAACCGTGCATTAAACGGTGGCCTTCCATATGGTCGTCAGGTATTGGTTTGGGGTTCAAAGTCGTCTGCAAAGTCCTCTCTATGCCTTCAGATGATAGGTCTAGCACAGAAAGAGGGAAAGGTCTGTGCATGGATTGATGCTGAAATGTCTTACGACAAGAAATGGGCAGAAAGCCTTGGCGTTGATTCCTCTAAACTTATTGTTTCTCAGTGTCGTACAATCAATGAAATGGTTGATGTTGGCACTAACCTTATGCATGCTGGAGTTGATATAATAGTTATTGATTCTATTACTTCATTGCTACCAGCAATATATTTTGAAAAGGATTCAGATGAACTTAAGCAACTTGAGAATACCAAGCAAATTGGAGCGGAATCTAGAGACTTTAGCAATGCATGGAAGATGCTTAACTATGCTAATAATAAAGTTAAGCCTACTATGCTTGTGCTTATTAGCCAGTCTCGTAATAATATTAGTGCTATGTATACTAGCCAGCAGCCTACTGGTGGTCAAGCTACTAAGTTTTATTCCTCAACAGTTATTAAACTATTTTCGTCAGAGTCAGATAATCAAGCGATTAAGGGTAAGATTCATGTTGGAGATAAACTTATTGAAGAAAAGATTGGTCGCAAAATTCGTTGGGAACTACAATTCTCTAAGACTTCTCCTGGCTTTCAGTCTGGCGAGTATGACTTTTATTTCAGGGGAGATAATGTTGGTATTGATAGCATTGGTGATCTTGTTGATACGGCTGAAATGATGGGTATCGTTGAGCGCACAGGTGCATGGTATGTACTACCTGATGGTACAAAGGTTCAAGGCAGGGAAGGTTTCGTTAATAGAGTTAGAGAAGACTTAGATCTACAAGACTCTATTAAGAATAAAATACTAGATGTCTGAAAAGTTTAAGATTTTTCCAGGAAAGTTTGCTTGTCAAAAATGTAATGAAGAGGTTAACTCTTTAAGGCTGTGGCTAGATAGTGCAGATGTTACATGGATGTGTGGTCAAAAACACATATCAAAGGTATCACTTATTATAACTAGGAAAGACTATGAGCGAAAGATCTGAAAGTAAAAGAATTGGTGCTAAGCAGCATAAAAATTCTGGTCGTAATACACATAAGGGTGATGCTACTTGGAAAAATTTTACAGTAGATTTTAAGGAATGCTCAAAATCTTTTACTTTAAACAAAGATGTTTGGGCAAAAGCAGTAACAGATGCTATTAGAAATGGAAATGATCCTGCCATACTTGTAGTCCTTGGTGACGGAAATTCAAAGGTAAGATTAATGATAACTGAATTTGAAATAATAGAACAACTAATAGGAGAAGAAAATGAGTGAACAAACAACACTAGATATGGTAAATGGTCTGTCTGAAATAGCAGACTACATGCAAGACGAAGAGCTAACACAGGCTTTGACTTTTATAGCCAAGGTAATTATTAAGCCAGATATTCCAGCACAAGTCGCTAGTATTGAGATTGTAAGACTACAGGCAATCGCTGCAAAGATGGCTTTTAAAGCTACCTGGATGGCCAATGTTGATAAAAATGACAGGGCAAAGAAGAATATATATTACACAGCAGCAGAATCAATAAACAATTTAGTATCAGCACTCAAATATATCATGCGCTAACATGCTATACTTATATAAAGAAAAGAGATAACATGACAAAAAATTTACTAAAGCAAATCATGATAAAAGAAGTTGAGTCACCAGCAGCAATTGATGCTAGAGAGCTTGTAAAGGCTATTGAGGCAGGATATCTTGTAGGGCGTGAGCCTAAGCATACACAGAAGAAAACCTTTGGTCCTTCTACTATTGCCTATGGTCACGGAGAATGTCCAAGATATTGGTACCTTGCATTTGAGGGAGCAGTATTTGAGGATAATGCTGACCCATATGCTGTTGCAAACATGAGCAATGGAACGCTAGCTCATGGAAGAATTGAGGAAGCATTTAAGAATTCTGGAATTTCTATTGATTCAGAGTTTAAGATTTTTAATGATGATCCTCCAATTTTTGGTTATGTAGATAACTTTATTAATTGGAAGGGTGAAGAAGTAGTTGTTGAAGTAAAGACAACCAACAACGAAGTCTTTGAATATCGTAAGCGTACAGGTAAACCTAAGATGGGACATGTTGTACAGATACTTATCTATATGAAGATTCTTAAGAAGGCCAAGGGTGTTCTTATTTATGAGAATAAGAATAACCATGAACTTCTTGTTATTCCAGTAGAAGTAAATGATCATTATCGTAAATGGATTGATGAAGCTTTTGAATGGATGAGAGTTGTTCGTAAGTCTTGGGAAGTTAAAGAGCTTCCAACAAAGAACTATAGATCAAATTCTAAGATTTGTAAAAACTGTCCAATTAGAAAAGCATGTGACGAAGCAGGAGCAGGTGTTGTTAAAATAGCATCCCTGGAGGAACTGAGTGAAGCTTTGTAGCAGATGTGATATTAGGTTTAGCCCAAAGGTCAGTTATCAAATTTACTGTAGCCTTGAGTGCAGAGACCTTGCTACAAAAGATAAGATTCAGGAAAGATATCAGATAACTCGTAGACAAAAAAGAAAGGGGAAGGACCGTAGATGCTTAGGTGGATGCGGGACTTCTCTTTCTATATATAACGACTCTGGATTTTGTGCAAACTGTAATGTAAGTGAAAAAGCAGTAAATAAAATGTTAAAGGAATTAAAAGGATTTATTGAGTATGAGCAAGAATAAGTGGGGGATTGAATTGAAGCCAGAGCGTATTTGTGCTATTGATGCAAGCACTAACAGTCTTGCCTATGCAACATTCCACGGGGGATCTTTAAAAGAGTATGGAAAGATTAATTTTGAAGGAAAAGATATTTATGAAAAGGTTATTGACGCTGGAAGAAAATCAAAAGGTTTGTTTGAATACATTGTCAATGTAGATGCTATTGTTATTGAACACACTGTATTTATGAATAGTCCAAAGACTGCTGCAGACTTAGCACTAGTTCAAGGAGCACTGCTTGGCGCAGCAGGTCAATCTGGAATTCGTACTATTGGAAAAGTTTCACCAATAACTTGGCAAAATTTTATTGGTAACAAAAAGATATCAAAGGAAGAAAAAGCTATTATTTTCGCAAGAAATCCTGGCAAATCTGAGTCATGGTATAAAACATATGAGCGCAACTTACGCAAGCAAAGAACAATTGACTTTATTGAGTTTACATATAATAAGAAAGTTGAAGATAATGATGTTGCTGATGCCTGTGGTATTGGGCATTGGGCTATAAAAAATTGGGACAAAGCTATAGGGGTTGATAAGTAATGCCTGAGTTAAATGCAAACATTCCGCCAATAGAATGCTATGTGCGTGGAAACTTTTTAAGAGATCAGTTAGATAGTCATGATCAATACTTTCCTTGTGTAATTTTTGGTGTATCAAGTATTAAAGCAAGGAGCCCATTATTTCATTTTATGATGGAAGATGGTGGAATTTGGTGGAGAATGCCAATCAATGCATTTTGTACTAAGCCAGGAGTTCCAGAAGAGCCAATCCATAACCTTGTTTTATGGAATTCTTTCAGCTCTCATGTTTCTGTTACAAAGTTTCAAGCATTAAGTAATATGAGAATGTCATATATGGACAGAACCCAAACAACTATTCCTGGAACATATTTATTTACACTTGACTGGCACAGCCCAGAAACAAACATTTTAGATGATGGATATTCTGAAAATCCAGGTCAGCATAAGTGTGGTCATGTAATTCAAAGAGATGATGGAAACTTTGCGGTACAGCCAAATAACAGAGTAAGGATTAAAGAGCCATCTTTTGTTACTAAAAAAGAACTACTAATAAAGAGACTAATTAATACAAACAAGTGGGATGTTGAAAGTTATGACAAATGGATTCTTGAAGATTCAGATGCCTACAACTATGATGTTTTTGAGTCAGAAGGTAAGCCATGAGTGATAGAGATAGCTTTTCATTTAAAGAAGAAGACTCTGATATTGTTCTCACTGTAAGAACTCTTGCTCCAACAAAATGGTTATTGATGGATCGTGAGACTGGGCAGATGTACCAAGGAAGTCCAAGAGGGTACTGGGATAGGCTTGATCCTGTTATAAAGTTTGACAAAGAGCTATGATGTCTGGTAAACTATATACTTCAGAAGTATGGCTAAAAAAAAGATTTCTTATTGATAAGAAGTCTCCAGAAGAAATTGCAAAGGAATGTGGGGCAAGCGTAGAAACTATCTATGTTTATCTTGCTAAATTTAATCTAAGAAAGAGTAGACGATGAATAAAACACAAAAACTTCTTATCGGTTTAGGGGTTGCTGGTGCAGTAGGCTTAACATATGTTATTTTAGCGCTCAAAGGTATGCCAGAAGCATTTGACTGGGAAGATGATGAGTTTAGTGAGTGAACATACAGAGTTAAAAATTACAGTTGATCAAGTCAATCATCCACTTCACTATACCTCTGATCCAAGCGGAATAGAAGCAATTCAGATTACACGCCATCGCAATTTTAATATTGGAAATGCATTTAAGTACCTCTGGAGAGCTGGACTTAAAGATGAAGCAAAAACAATACAGGATCTTGAAAAAGCAATATTTTATATTAAAGATGAAATTAATAGACTAGAGGGTAAATACCGTGTCAACTGAAGAAGATCTCGTTAAACATCTTGATCAGATAAATACAGTCGTAAGTGAATACCTTAAGGGTAATGATCCTACAGTAATTTCAAAAGAGCTAGACATTCCACGAACACGTGTTGTTTCTCTAATCAATGAGTGGAAAACAATGGCATCTGACAATGCTGCAATCCGTGCTCGTGCTAAAGAAGCACTTGTCGGTGCTGATACACACTACAGCAAATTAATAACAAGATCTTACGAAGTTATTGATGAAGCTTCTATGACAAACAATCTTAGCGCAAAGACTGCTGCAATTAAACTTGTTATGGATATTGAATCAAAGCGAATTGATATGCTACAGAAGGCTGGCCTTCTTGAGAATAAAGAACTTGCAGAAGAGATGGTTGAGATTGAGCGTAGGCAGGAAGTGCTTGTTGGAATACTTAGAGACATAGCATCAGAACACCCAGAAGTTCGTGATATTATTATGCAACGCTTATCCTCTATTGCAAGAGAAGGAGAAGTGATTACAGTTGTCCACGATGTTCAATGAGTTTCTAGAAGTACTAAAAGAAAATCATTTTGTTGAGAAGCCTGTAGATGCAAAGACATTTGTTGAGTCTCCAGACTATCTTGGGCAACCACCACTATCCGACATTCAATATACAATTGTAGAGGCCATGAGCCAGATTTATCGTAAAGAAGATGTTGTTGATATTATGGGAGATGCAGGTGAAGAGTACTATAAAAAATATACTAAGAATGAACTTATCCTGCAACTTGGCAAGGGATCTGGAAAAGACTTCGTATCAACAGTATCATGTGCATATGTAGTGTATAAAATGCTATGTCTGAAAGACCCAGCAATATATTATGGAAAGCCTGCAGGAGATGCTATTGATATCATTAACGTTGCAGTCAATGCCCAACAAGCAAAAAACGTTTTCTTTAAAGGTTTTAAATCAAAGATTGAAAGATCACCATGGTTTGCAGGAAAGTATAATCCAAAAGCAGACTCAATTGAGTTTGATAAATCAATCACAGTTTACTCTGGCCACTCTGAGCGTGAGTCGCATGAAGGTTTGAATTTATTTATGGCAGTACTTGATGAGATTTCTGGTTTTGCATCAGAGGTAGCAACAGGAAATGAGCAAGGAAAGACTGCTGATAACATATACAAAGCTTTTCGTGGTACTGTAGATTCTCGTTTTCCTGATCTTGGTAAGGTTGTTCTTCTTTCATTCCCTCGTTATCAGGGTGACTTTATTTCTCAACGGTATGATTCAGTAATTGCTGATAAAGAAGTAATAGAAAGAACACACAAGTTTATTATCAATGAAGATCTACCACACGATAATCCAGACAATAACTTTGAAATATCCTGGGATGAAGACAATATACTTTCATATAAGATTCCTAAGATATTTGCATTAAAGAGGCCTACGTGGGAAGTAAACCCTACTCGTAAGATTGATGACTTTAAGATTGCATTCTTAACAGACTTAGGAGATGCAATGATGCGTTTTCTTTGCACCCCAACATACTCATCTGATGCCTTTTTTAAGCAAAAGGATAAGCTAATTAGCTGTATGACATTGACAAATCCTGTTGATAGTTTTAGAAGGTTTGCAGAAAACTTTAAACCAGATCCAGATAAAATTTATTACGTTCATGCTGACCTTGCACAAAAGCACGATAAATGTGCCGTTGCTATTGCTCACGTAGATAAGTGGGTAAATATCCAGGTAATTAAAGATTATGAGCAAGTAGCACCTATCGTAATAGTAGATGCAGTAGCATGGTGGGAACCAAGATCAGAAGGCCCAGTTGATTTATCTCAGGTTAAGCAGTGGATTCAAAACTTAAGAAGGCAAGGATTTAACATAGGTATGGTTTCTTTTGACCGTTGGCAATCATTTGATATTCAGCAAGAGCTTAAAGCAGTAGGAATAAGAACTGATACTGTTTCTGTTGCAAAAAAACACTACGAAGATTTAGCAATGATGATCTATGAAGAGCGAGTTGCTATGCCAATGATTCCATTACTCTTGGAAGAAATGTCAGAGTTGAAGATTATGAAGGGCAATCGTGTTGATCACCCTAGAAAGAAGTCTAAAGACTTGGCAGATGCTGTTTGTGGTGCTGTTTTTGGTGCCATCTCTCACACCCCAAAGGATATAGATATTGAAATAGAGATTCATACCTGGGGAACAAGTGATAAACTTGCAAGACAGCAAAGAGCTATGGTAGAATTGGAAGACAGGCAAATGCCTGAAGATGTCAAGGATTTTCTTGACAATTTAAAACTAATATAATAAGGAGAAGTAAGTGAATTCATTTAAGAAAATCGCTTTGGGACTAGCTGCAGCAATGTCTTTTGGCGTACTATCAGCACTTCCGACAAGTGCTGCTGTAAACGCACCAACTCTAGCCATTGACTCAGCAACAGACGCTGTGACATCTGGTGAGTCTGCTACAGCAGTAGTAACATTGTCGTTTATTTCAGAAACATCAGCAGATACAGCAACAATTATCTCTGCTATGTTTTCTCAGCCAACAGGGGCAGCAAAGTCTGCAACCCTATCACTTCTAGAAACATCAACATCCTCAGTAGTTATTGCAGGAAATAATGTTTCAGCAAACGTTAACTCAACAGTTAACACACCGACATATGTAACAGCAAAGTTCTTGGTAACTTTGAATGCACCAACGGTTGCAGGTACATATGATGCAAAGATTCTAACAACAAGCCCAATCAATGGACCATCAGTTTCATGGACAGTAACAGTTAAGGCAGCGGATTTAACTCCTTCTGCTTCAACTACTACATCTATCCTTAATGCTGGCGAAGTAACAACTGCAACGGCAGATGCTACAGTTTATGCTCCAAAGGCTACTTCAACAGATGCAGCAGCAGTAATTGTTGTTACACCTAAGAATGCAGCAGGAGGATCAGCAACTGAGTCAATTCTTGCAACAGTTTCAGGTTCAGGAATGATTGGTAGCGGATCAAATGCAACATCAATTTCAGCACAAGGTCGCTCATTAGTAATTCCTTCAGGAAATCATATTGGTGTATTCGCTGACGGTACAGCAGGAGTATCAACAATTACTCTCACAACACTTACAGGTGTAGTTCTTGCAACTGAAAAGGTAACATTCTACGGAGATATCGCATCTATCGTAGCAACAACAGTTAAGTCTGTTATCCCAGTGGGATCAAATGTTTCAACAATTAAGGCAGTAGCATACGATGCTGCTGGAGTAACAGTTGGAGCAGGAACACTTAATGCTTTCTCAAGCGATGTTTCAGTGGTATCCGATTCAGGAACTGCAGCAACAATCGTAAATGGTGAAGCACTATTTACTCTTACAGGAGTTAAGACAGGTGGAGTTGCTGTAACTGTTAAGTCAGGAACAGTATCATCTGCACCAGTTGCAACTCGTGTAGAGGGTGCAGCAGCAACTGTCAAGTTGTCTTTTGATAAGGCTCAGTACCTTCCAGGAGAAGCAGCGACTATTACAGTTCAGGTTCTAGATGCAGCAGGTCTTCCAGTATCTGGTAAGACACACGCTAATCTATTTGCTACAGGTGGAATTGTTTCTAACTATGCATTTGGATCAGCATCTGATGTACTAACATCTGCTTCTGTAACAACAGATACAGCAACAGTTAAGACATACAAGGTCTTTATGCCACTTGTACAAAATACAATTAAGATTACAGCAACTGGTGGATCATCTCTTCCAGTAGCAGGTCAGGTTGTAGTTTCTGCAGAGGCACTTGTTGAAGATTCTGCACAGAAGGCAGCAACAGATGCAGCAAAAGAAGCTCTAGAGGCTTCTAACGCAGCAACAACTGCAGCGCTTGATGCAGCTAAAGCAGCAGATGCTGCAACTGCAGCAGCACAAGCAGCAACAGATGCAGTTGCAGCTCTTTCAGAGTCTGTAACCAAGTTGATCGCAGGCCTACAGGCTCAGATCAAGTCACTTGCAGCAGTAGTTGCAAAGATTGCTAAGAAGGTAAAGGCTTAATGCCTTAACAATAAGAGGGTCAGTCTTAGTGCTGGCCCTCTTTTTTGTTGCAATAAAATGATATAATAGCCTTATTAGTCATATCACCACTACGACTATAAGGAGTTAAAGATTAAAAAGTTATTGAGAGTAGCATTGGTTTTATCCCTTGCACTATTTCCTATGCTTTTAATAATTGATAAAGCCCACGCAGAAGAAGGTTTGACTGCTCAGGTCTATAATGTGCTGGGACAAAATGGCTCTCCCTACATACCCCAGGGAGCCTCTCCAATCGTGACTACCGCTGTACCCAACATTGACTTCCAGTGGGGTGGTGGTAGCGTCTTAGGTGGGCCCTCAGAGGATGTTATCGTACGTTTTACTGGTTCAATCCTTAGTAATGCGACTCAGAATATATCATTTTTAGCAACAGCAGATGATGGAACAAGACTGTATATTGATGGAATTTTAGTGGCAGATGACTGGGTTGACAAAGGTGGCGGAGGAACTACAACTGATCCAATATCTTTCACAGCAGGAGTTTCCAAAACAATAGAATTAATGTATTATGAAAATGGCGGGGGAGCAAATGTATTCCTTCATTGGGATCAATCTGGATCTATGGATATTATTCCAGCATCAGCATTTACTTCGCAGGCAGCCCCAGTAGTAAAAACAATAGGACCTCCAAGAAATTTAACAATAATTAGTGGAGAAACATCAACAGTTTTAAGTTGGGAAGCACCAGACACTGGAAACACTCAACCAGAAAGATATGCAATAAGTTTTAATTGTTCTGGATGTAATGGTTGGGGAATTGCTACTGGAAATGTTGGTGGACCAAACTCTTTAAATACAACAATTACAATTGACCATTCCTTGCTAGATGGTCTTATGCCAGCAGGAACAATATGGTCATTTCATATTAGATCAGATAACGATACCTTCTCCCTTTACTCTGCAAATTCAAATGTTGTTACTGGTTCTACATATGTAGCACCCGCTCCACAGCCTTCACCAGAGCCTACCCCTAGTCCTTCTCAAACAGCAACAGTAACAATACCTACACCTGAAACAATAACAGTCACAACGCCAACACCTGAAACACAAACCGTGACAACACCTAATGAAACATCAACAGTCACAACACCAACACCTAGCGAAACAGCAACTGTGACAATACCAACTGGACCAACTGAAGCAGAAATTGCTGCAACAACTGCAGCATTAGCAGCAGCGCAAGCAGCAGAAGCAGCAAGAATACAGGCAGAGACAGCAGCATTGGTTGCAGCACAAGCAGCAGCAGCTCAAGCAGAGGCTGAAAGAATTGCTGCAGAAGAAGCAGCCAGAGAAGCAGCAAGAATTCAAGCAGAAGCAGAGGCAAAGGCAGAGGCTGATCGTATAGAGGCGGAGATTGAAGCAGAAAGAATTCAAGCAGAGATAGAAGCCCAAGAAGAAGCAGATCGCATTGCAGCAGAACTTAAAGCAGCAGAAGAAAAAGCAGAAGCAGAAGCAAAAGCAGAGGCTGAACGCATAGAAGCAGAGCGGATAGCAGAAGAAGAAAGACTTGCAGAAGAAGCAAAGGCAGAGGCTGAGCGTATAGCAGCAGAAGAAGAAGCAATTGCAAAAGCAAAGGCAGAAGCAGAGGCTGAAGCACTTGCAGAAGAAAAAAGAATTGCTGAAGAAGCCGAAGCAAAAGAATTAGAAGAAGAAAAGGCTGCTGAAGAAGAAGCAAAAGCAGAAGAAGAAGAATTAAACGAAATACTTGAAGATGCAAAAGATGGTAAAGAATTAACTGAAGAACAAAAAGATGTTGTAGTAGCAGCATTGATAGAAGATCTTAAGCCAGGAGAATCAATTTCAGCAGCAGAAGTACAGGCATCTGGAGTTTCATACGCAGATCTTCCACCAGAAACACCAGTAGAACTACGCACTGACGAAAATGGAAACGCACTTATTATTACTGCTGAAGTTGCTGCAAACATAGAATTAGTTCAAGACCCAGGAGCATTATTAGAAGCAGCATTTACTGACCCAGGAGCAGCATTAGCAGCCCTTGGAAGTGTTGGTGCAGATATGACAGAGGCAGAAAGAGAAGAAGCAACAGAGATGGTTGTAGCTACAGTTGTAGCAGCAGGAGCAGCAATTAATGCAGCAGCAGTTGCTGCAGGTGGAGCAACAGGTGGAAGCACAGGTGGAGGAAGTTCTGGCGGAGGTGGTGCTTCAGGTGCCAATTCACCAGGTTCAAGAGGAGGAAGAAAATGGTAAGAATACTAAAGAATATAGTTAAGGATCTAATAGACCAGGCATGGACTCTCCTTGGAATGTTTATTGCCTGGGTAGTTTTGGACGGAAGTGCAAAGACTATAGTTGGATACGGAATCATAGCAACCACAGGTCTATGGATATTAACTAGTCCTTTTAGAAACAAAGAAGAGTAGTATAATACAAGATATGAAGAAAATATTATCTATCGTATCTGCAGTAGTGCTTTCATTAGCCCTAACTTCATGCGGTATGCTAGAAAATAGATATCGTTATGACTGCCACGACCCAGCTAACTGGTATAATAAAGAGTGTACTGTTCCAGTTTGCTTAGCAGATGGATTATGCAGTAAAGATATACTTGGTTTTGATCCTTCGGAGGGTGGCGTAAATGAGTAAAAAAAGATATACATCAGATGAACTAGATGCACGATTAAAGTTTTTCCTTGGAATGACATTAGGAACAATCCTTTTGTTTACAACAATGGGTATTCTATATGCCCTTGTTTTTGTAACACAACCAATAGGTGAGCAGTCAGAAAATGATAAAATGTTTTTCAATGTTTTGTCATCTGTAGCGACATTTATTACTGGCACACTTGCTGGTATTTTAATTGGTAAAAATGGCGGAAGCTCAGAAGTTACACAAAATACTGAGACATATGAACAACAGTCTATTCAGACATCTGCACCTACTGTAACAGTAGATGATTTTGATGATCTTGATGATTTTATTGACTAAATAACACATTGCTTGACACTATATGGGGTAGCTGGTATACTTAAAAGTAATCATCTAAAGGGGTTTATGCATGACTTGTATTGCCGTAGTAAAACATGAAGATAAAATCTACATGGCTGGAGATCGTGGTGCCTCAGATGATGGAACTATTCTTGCTTTAGATGCACCAAAGGTTTGGAAGATAGGCCCATATTTAATTGGATATGCTGGATCAATGGACGGAGAAAGAATCCGCTATAACTTTAAACCAACACCTCCAAACATTAAAGACACTGATAAGTTTATGCAGACTAGGTTTATTAAAGAACTTCGTGAATTCTATAATGAGTTTTGGGTTGATACATCTAAAGATGGAGATCTTGGTTTAATTATTGGAATTCGTGGTGAGATATATGAGCATAGTTCTGCTGATATGTCTTTATCTAAATATACCCTGCCGTATTTGGCTATGGGTTCTGGAGCTGAGTATGCTTATGGAGTTTTGTATGCAACAGATAAACAAAAGAATGCAAGAAATAGGGTTATGTCTGCGGTAAGTGCAGCAATAAAATTTAGTCCATCTTGCATGGGTCCAGTTGACATAGTAAGTCTTTAGAGATATACTTTATATATGAACGATGAATTTGATGAAATTTTAAAAGACATTCAAAGAAAAGAATCAGACTTCAACGAGTTTGATATCTGGCTTGAAAATGGAATTGACAGAGGCTGGATAACAGAGCCATTCTGCAATACTCATGATGGAGACCCATACATGACAGAAGAAGAAATGCAAGAATGGCAAGAAGGCGGAGATCCCTGCCAAGTAGTGTTTAAAATAAAAGAATCATAGTGAGAGGTTTTGGTCTGTAGCTCAGCTGGCAGAGCGGGGCACTGTTAATGCCCATGTCGCAAGTTCAAATCTTGCCAGACCAGCAGTGCGGATATTGCATAGTGATAGTGCGTAACCTTGCCAAGGTTAATGTGCGGGTTTGATTCCCGCTATTCGCTCCAAAGTTTGGTATAATAGTATTGTACTGCCTACGGGGGTACATTAACTTATTCGCTTGAAAGGGGAATAACATGGTAACAACAATTATGGATCTTTTTAATGATCCTTTTTTTATTGGATTCAATAGGGATCTAGGTCGCTTAAATAGCGCACATAAAACAAACTCGCAATCATATCCTCCATATGATCTTCTTAAGTTAGATGAAGATACATACAGAATTACCCTTGCAATAGCAGGTTTTTCAAAAGAAGATATTGATGTCTCAGTAGATAATGGAACACTTATTATTAAGGGTGAGATTACAGATGTAACTGATGCTGAGGTAGTTCACAAAGGCATTGCAAGCCGTAAATTTGTGAGATCGTTTGCTCTTGGCGAGTACATGGAAGTGACTGGAGCTGAACTCAAGGACGGTATGTTAAACGTAAACATTGATCGTATTGTTCCTGAAGAAAAGAAACCTAAGTCAATTAAAATCAAGTAGTACAATGTAAATGTTCCCACACAGGACCTTAGAGATGGTTTAGTTACCCATTTATATGACCGTGGCTATTGTGCCTGGAATACCTGTGTGGGGCACAACATTTAGGTGTATAATTATAAAACCATGTCAGAAAAAGAATTGGTAGTTTATAACAAACAGCAATTCAAGCAGCGTCTAAAAGAAATTAAAGAGGCTAGTGGGTGTGTTGACTGTGGAGAATGCAATCATATAGTTTTAGACTTTGATCATATCAGAGATAAAAAATACAATATCTCCAGAATGATTCACGATGGATTTTCGTGGGCAGCAATTAAAAAAGAAATAGCAAAATGTGAAGTAGTCTGTGCTAATTGCCATAGAATACGAACTTATAATCGTTTGACGCATAAAGCTTCATAGTGATATAATAGAATGTCGTACCTTATAGGAGGAAACAATGTCGGTAAAAGGTAGTTTAGAGTCAATCATTGAGATTGCAAAAAAAGAAATTGGAACTATTGAAGGTCCAAAAGATAATGAAACAAAGTATGGCAAGTGGAGTGGTGCAAACTTCCAGCCATGGTGTCAGTCTTTTGTGTCTTGGTGTGCATTTACATCAGGATTAAATGCAAACAAATATCCAAAGACTGCTTCAACAGTAGCAGCATCAGACTGGTTCAAGAAAAATAATCGTTGGGCAGATGCTCGTAATGATGATCCAACTCCAGGAGACTGGATCTTCTTTGATTTTCCAGATGATGGTGTAAATCGCATTTCACATGTTGGATTGTGTATTAAGAACAATGGCGATGGAACAATTCAGGTTATTGAAGGAAACACTTCAGGTACTGCAAAGGGAGACCAACGCAATGGCGGAATGTGCGTAGAAAAAACTCGTGCATATGTAAAGAATAAAAAGGGTATTATTAATGCTGTAGTAGGTTGGGGTCGTCCAGTATATGCTGGTGAAGAAAATCTTCCATTGCTTTCAAAGGGTGGAGCAACAACACCTGCACCTGCTTCTGAGGTAGCATCTGCTCCAGTTAAAAAGGAATTTAAGCCATTCAAGGTTGGCTCAAAGGGAGAGTCTGTAAAGAAGGTTCAAGAGTTACTTGGCCTTAAAGCAGATGGTGATTTTGGTCCAGGTACTGAGAAAGCAGTTAAGGCATTCCAAAAGAAGTCTTCTCTGCCAGTAACAGGTATTGTAGATCAAGCAACTCTTAAAGCATTGAGAGGAAAGTAATATGGAGTCAACAAAAAGAACGCTCCTTAAAACATTAAGCTGGGAAACATTTCACCTAATTGGCGTTTCTGGAGTTATCTACATCTTTACTGGTGAATGGGAATATGCAAGCCTAGGGGCACTTATTTACATTGGTTGGGAAGCTTTAGGATACTTTTTGCATGAAAGAGTGTGGGCTAGATTTGGGAAAAAAATCAATTAATGATTCCAGTAAATACAATAGATTTTGTATCAATAGAAGAAATAAAATC